TTCTCGTGCTTTCTTATTCATTCTAGCATCAAGAATTTCCCTGTCCATTTCATAGTCAGGCATCATAGCAAGTTTTTTTCTCTCACTGATAGTGCGAGTTACCCTGCCTCTTTCATCATATGTGTGAGCCATTAGCATTTCCATTTGCGAAGGGCAAGTGCCTTACGTGTAGGCTTGCCGTTTGGTTTTTTCATTGGTCCTTTAACACCCTTCATCCTAGCACAGAATGAGCGTTTACGTGGACCTCCTCCGGGCTGAGGAGCCTTGAGGTTAGAGCCGGTAGCAGCGTTGTACTTTTTTCTACCGGCTGCTGTCAGTCCACCAGTACGGGACTTGTGCTTTCCCATCTTGAGACTGACATTCTTTTTCTTTACAGCCATTATGCTATCTGTAATTTAGATCTTTGTTTTTGTTTTTTCTCAACAAGAGGTACAGGTAATCCATGTATGTCAGGGTTATACTCTCCAGCATTTTGAAACTTACCTCCACCTTGCATGTAAGCATCACCACTACCATCTAAAAAGAAACCTTTTTCAGTTACATATCCCATATCAGATGAGCTAGGTTCGGGTTCAGCTAAAGTAGCTATCTTTAAATTATTTTTATTTTTAGAAAGATCCCAGCTACCTCCAGTGCTTTTGATGAAGTTTTTAAAGTGTTTCATCTCAGCTTCTTTGATGCTAGGAATCCTTAAGTGATTAAAGTATCTAAAAGGTGGTGGACTAAATTCTTTTGGAGTTATGCCGCCAACATAGTTAGCGATCATAAGTTCTTTCTTTTTATCCATTATGCTTCATTGACATTGTTGTTAGTCTTAGTCTTCATCTTAGCCAACCTAAGATCTGGTTTAGGCTTTTGAGGCTTAGGTTTCGGAGGCCAGTTTTTATCCCAATCAGGTGTAGGTGTACCGGGTGAACCGCCTTTGCCATACGCCATTATTTTTTCTTTTTATTTTTCATGATTGCAGCCGCAACTTTTGGTCTTTTTTTTGCGAGTGCGGCTAGTCCCTTTGACACTTTTTTAGTGCCTGTCTTTTTCTTTTTGTCTCCGTAATGTCCGGGCATGATTTTAAAATGATAAGTCTGATCTGTCAAGTTTTTCGATAATGTCTTGCCTGTAGGCAGGGTCGCTATCATACCTTCTGTCATTCATAGCTGCTACTAATTCAGCTTGGCTACGAAAGACGTCACCTCTGTTAGGTGCTGCTTTACCTTGTACCATTTTACCTTCTATTCCATTTGCTGCATCATACTGTGACTTTAATCCTTTAACTGCAAAGTTAATAGCATCTAAGCTACCAGTATTAATGATTTGGTCAAAGGCTTCTATAGACTTAGCGTCTAGGTTAGCCCCTGCCCATTGTACCATGTTCTGGTATGCTGCGTCACCGCCTGCTGCGTTCTTAACTTGATTTATCTGTGACTCAGATATATCAGCTACTTCAGATGGTGGCTGTGCTTGCCAGTCTGGACTCTTTGTTACTTCTAGATATGCGTTAACCAAATCTTGGCTAGACATATTGGAGAACTTTTGTAGAGTCTCTGGTGATAGCTTACCATCGTTTTGATAATACTCATCTGATGCTGATGTAATAACACTAGCATTGTCAGATAGTGAGGTAGGTTCTGGTTCAGCTTCTGGTTCAGCTTCAGCTTGCTCTGTGTTATCGCCTAGCTTTGCTTCCAGTTCTTTGTATGCTTTTTCTAATTCCTGAGCTGATTTATATTTACCGGCAAGAAGTTGCTCTTGCTCTTCTACCATCTTCTCACCAACAGCCAGAGATTCTTGTTCGTCTGGCGTTAGGTTATCAGTGAGAGTTTCGGTAGGTGGTGTTGTATCAACTGTAAAAGTTTGGTTTTCTGCTGTTGCCATATTATTCTTGTGGTGGTACTGGTGCTCCAGTTAAACCTTCAATAGCTGCTGATGCTTGCTCTGCCAACTCTGGATTCTTTGATGGATCCATGAGTGGTGTGCCTGCAATCTGTCCTGTCTGATCGACAAGTGACTTCTGTGCCTGCATCTGCATAAGCTTCTCTTGCTCTGCCTGTAGCTCTTCTGGAGTTCTGATTAGGTTGAGTACATCTATACCCTGTGCTGCTGCTAGTCTTTGTATCGCTTCAGATGGGTTGACAAACTTAATGAGAGCTTCTGGTCCTAGTGTCTGTGCCACTGTACCCATGAATCTAGTCAAGCTTTCGTTGTCCTGTCCTCTACCGAGTGAGTTAATACCAGCTACGATCTTAGGTCTAACGACATCTTTAGGTAGTCTTGGTATCTGATTAGATCTCTGTAGTATTAACAGAGTTCTGTTGAGGTAGGGTACTAAAAACTCTACCGTTAACAAGCTGAACAGTCCGCCGAGGGATTGCTCTAGCTCTAGCTGAGTCAGGCGTACCTCTTCAGCAGTGACCCTTTCAGCGTTTCGCACGTTCATAACTAGGAACGCTTCGAGGATTCTCTTTTCTATTTGTGACGCCAGCTGTGCAGCTGTGGAGAAGTCTGCTGTCTTACCGACTTGCACGACTCCTACGTCTTCTGGTCTACCCTGTATGATAGCTCCGTTACCGGCTTTCGATAAGGTCTGCGGCTTGGTAGTTGATGAAGGTGAGACAAGAAAGATAACTTTACTTGCAACACTTGCACCCTCTACGAGAGCTTGAGACAATCCATTGAGACTACGTAAGTCTCCAATAAATTCCTCTACTCTACCACGTCCGTAGTCCTCTCCGTCTACTGTATTGAATCGAAGCACTAACCATGGTGAGGCATTTTTCGGTGCTGTGCTCTGGCTACCATCTAGGATCATGTTGTCCACTTCTTGATGCCATCTCCAGCTACCGCTATTCTCATCCATCTTAACACAGGTGTACACCTCAGCGTCGTCTTCATCTGGACCAAGGTAATTACTGTTCGGTCCCTGTTTCTCTGGAGGTTTTTCTATCCCCAGAACCTTTCTGCTAATTAGCTCTTTGGTAACTATTTCTATAACATTACCATTACCGTCTCTGTTTACAACATATCGTGAGAGAGGATAAGTCTTTAGACCATCCTTGCCCATAAAGATAAGTGCGTTACCGCCAACGATCAGGTGTTTTAATGCTTGGTGTACTTGAACTCGATCATTAGATGCAGCTATGAAATCCATTATCAATCTCTCTATTTTTGAGAATGATAAGTCTAACTCTGTGCGTATCTGTGGGTCGAGTGTTTCTCCAAGCTTGTCGTCTCTAACTTGTAGCTTAAAAAAGCTAGTCTGTGGAGGTAAGGTAGCTAGCATAAGCTTCGCTGCCAATGTAACAACAGCTTTAGCTCCGACTGATTGCCATGGTTGTAGCAACTGTCGCTTGCCTTTAAAGTTGTCGTCTCTTGTAATAAGATAAGGTAAGGTAAGTTCAGAACATTCAACTGCCATGTCCAGAAACTGTGTTCTGCCTGATGACAATTTATCGTATCTTTCCTTAGCCTTATACATTCATTCCACCCGTTGTAGTACCAGCTGTTGGTGTGTTGATATTAATTTTAAGAGCATCAGTACCAGTCTTCTTAGCTGTTCCTCTTGGAGCAGTCTTTGCGGTTGTACCATACTCTACGCCCGCTACTTCATCAGGATCTACTAACTCTTTCTTGCTAGGTAGTCTTGATGCTTGCACTACGTCAGGCTGCCTTGGTTGTATAGGAGCCGGTGTTGGCATCGGTGTAGGGCTTGATCTAAATAGACACATTGTCTTCTTCTAAGATAGTTTTTACATATTGTACCACTTCCCATTGTCCGGAGCGATACATAATGGAGGCTAAGTCCTCCTTGGGGTGGACGGGACGCCAAGCAAACTTGGCTTCCAGATCCTCTACTAATTTCTCTAGCTTCTCTGAATGGAAACTAAGCGTATTGAGGGAGGTTGGTGTTTGCATGTTCAAAGAACGCTGGCATACGAGCTGCTTTTGTGTCAGAAAACTGTGGGGCTTTGCCCTGATACATTAACTGATCGCTCGCATCCAGCCAAAATTTTTTGCTCAAATATTTATCAGTATTGTTTTCTTTTAGGGGTTGTAGTACCCATTGTATAGTTGCCTTCCGAAGCTTATCCAAAGAAGAGCTAGGAACAAGACCCAACTCAGCACATACGAGACTATTTGTCGCAACGTGTATCTGTTCATCTCTGGATATATCAGCTGATACTGTTCTGAGAGCAGCATCACCAAGAAAGCGAAACATAGGTAATAGAACAAAGAATATAGCTCGCTCTGCAACGAGTGCCTTTGTGATAGTGTGGTCAGGATGGTCGATCCAAGCATCTCTTAACCTCTTTGCTTCAAGTTCAGCTTG